GCCGCCTCGATCTGGACCAGGGACGTGTTCCGGGCGATGGAGGCGGCACGCCGGCTGGACTTCGGCCACGTCCAGGTCAACGACCACCTGATGGTGACCTCGGAGATGCCCCACGGCGGCTTCAAGCAGTCCGGCTACGGCAAGGACATGTCGAGCTACTCGTTCGAGGAGTACACCCGGGTCAAGCACGTCATGATCGAGCTGACCGGCACCCCGGAGAAGCCCTGGCACTACACGATCTTCGGCGACAAGCCGGAGTAGAGGCCCCAATCTGAGCGTGAAACGACCCCCGGAGACGTTCTGCCGGGGGTCGTGACCGCAATTCTGACCGCAATTAGCCCGTCTCGACCTCGTGACGCCGGCCGAGGGCGGAGTCGATCCGGCTCGCGGTGGCCCGGGCGCGCTTCGGCAGAAGGTGCGCGTACACCCGCTTCGTCGTGTCGACGCTGGTGTGACCGAGGGCTGCGGCGATCGAGCCGAGCTCCTCGCCCTCGTCGAAGAGGAGCGTTGCGAAGGCGTGGCGCAGGTCGTGGAAACGGATCCGGCGGACGTCGGCCCGGCGCACTCGGACCTCGAACGCGCTCCAGACCGTCCGGTGGTGGAGGGGAGCGCCCAGGTTGTCCGTGAAGATCAGGCCATCGGGGTTCGCCCACCGGCCGCCACCCGCCAGCCGATCGCGCTTCTGCTGGCCATCCTGGGCGGCCAAGGCCCATCGCCCGAGGTCGCCTAGGCCGACGACGCGACGACCCGCGGCCGACTTGGCGTCACTGAACGTGCCCTGCCGGGTCCATTGACGCACCACCCGGATGACGCCCGCCTCCTGGTCGACGTCGCCCCATTGGAGCCCGAGCAGCTCGCCCTGCCGTAGGCCCGTGGCGATCGCGAAGGCGTAGAGCGGGGCATGGCGATCGCCCGCCATCGCGTCCAGGAAGGCGTTGATCTCGGCGACCGTCCAGGTCGTCCGCTCCGACCGATCGAACGATGGGGCCGAAAGCTTGCGAACCGGGTTGCTTCGGATCCGGTCGGACTTCACGGCGTCATCCAGCGCCGCGCCGAGGATGACGTAGACGCGGCTGGTGCTCGAGGGGGCGAGCGTTCGGCCAGCGTCCGCAAGGGCCCGAGCGACCTGCTCGCGGGTCAACTTTGCCAGGACGATCCGACCGAGTCGCGGCTTGAGGTGAACCCGGACAACCGACTCGTAGAGTTCGACGGTTCGCGGCGCTTTCGGGCTCGTGCCGCCGGCGACGTAGCTGGCGAGCCAGGTATCAAGCCATCCGCCGACGGTGAGCCGCCCGCTCGGCGGCGCCTGGCCGTCCTCGGCTTGTCGCAGCGCCTCCCGGAGCTTCGCTCGGCAGTCGGTAGGTGTCCGCGCGATCACGCTCCGTCGCCGGCCGTCGGCCCCGGTGTAGTCGGATTGCCAGCGGCCATCTGACCGCTGCCGCGGCGCTCCACCCTCGTGGTTACCCCGCTTCGACCTGGTCATGAGCCCTCCTTCGTTGGGACCTTGACCGCTTCAGTGACGCTGACGAGCCAGCCCTTCACGATTGGGGATCCTTGCGGCACCACGCCCCGCTCCATGGCTGCATTGGCCCCAGCGAGTCCCTCCTCCGTCCAGGGCCGGTAGGCGAGGAACCACTGCAAGCTCTCATCGACGCGATCCTGATCAATCGTCCGGGCCATCGCCCGTGCCCGCTCGAGGACGATGCCGAGCGGGAGGTCCGGAACGGCGTGGCGCAGCCGGACGATCCACGCCGCCTCATCGACCGTCAGCCGGGCCGGCGGCTTGCCGTCGGGCGCCACCTCCGCCGCGTATCGCAGGACGGGAAGGATGAGCGCGGCATCCTCGCCGCGCGACTGTGAGAGGAGCCACGGGTCGCCCGGGGGCCGGCGGCGGATCGTGCCCTTGGCGATCCACTCGCGGACGGTTCGCTCACCTGGCGCGGTTCGCTCACCTGGCGCGTTGGCGTACTCGCGGGCGAGCTCGCGCGCAATGTCTCCGGGGCTGGGGGCCTTTGGGCCCTCGGACAGGAGGTCCTCAGCGCGTTCGTAGACCTCGTCCGGCCAGCGTTGCCGCAGACCGCGTCTAATCCGCTGCTCTGGCAACGTAAATGCACCTCTAGGGGTCTTGGAGCCTCCGGTGGTGTCGCGTTAGGCTCCGTTGGACGCCACTGTACGCCGGCCGCTGTGCCGTAGTCAAGGCCGACAGACGAGGACTTAGACGCGATGGACGACACAGAGCTTCTCACCGTTACCGAGGCCGCACGACTACTGCGGGTCAGCCGCGCCTCCGCCTATAGCCTGGCTGCGGCTGGTCGGCTTCCGATCGTCAAGGTCGGGCCGAGGTCGATCCGCGTCTCCCGGGCTCGGCTCGCGCGGTGGATCGAAGAGCGGTCCACCGACGGTGACGCCGCCTAGACAAAGCAAAGCCGCCGGCGTCATCACTCGCCAGCGGCTTCTAGCCAGCCCGGAGGTTTCTAGATGCCCGGACCGACCTTTCCGCACGATACCACCCGTTCGCCAGCACCTAGGCGTCCTCGCTCGCCTGTCCACTTCCTCACGCTCAAGCGGCCCATCTAACTTGGTCCCCGAACAGGTCTACTCGGACCTCAGCGACCTGACCAACCACGCCCCGCGACTACGACGGCACCTCGAACTTATCGGCCACCCCGCTGAGGCGGCAGTCCTGGGTGAGTACATCGAACGCCTCCAGCGGATCGCCGTCGCCATGGACCTCTTGTGCACCATCCGGGCAGAGCCCCATTGAGCCACCTCGACATTCCCCGATTCCACCTCGAGCGAGCCTTGCTCGCCCTCCGCGACCCGGCCGGCGAGGTCGACGCCGTAGCTCCGCTCAGTCGCTCCCGGGCCAGGGCGACAGTCGAGAACGCGATCCGGCACGTTGACCCGACGAAGAGCTTGGCGGCGCTCGAGGCCGATGGCGACCTTTGGGTCAGCTACTACCAGACGCCCAAAGGCGTGACGCCCTACTACTCGCGGCCTCGCGAGATCGTCCAGGCTGCCCTGCGTCCGCGACGTCGGCCATTGCTCCGGGTCTATGCCGGCGGTCGCATTGAACCCAGCGCCATCCTGGCGGCCCTTAAGGTGGACCCTCTCGCCGACTACGGCATGGTTTCCTGCCCGCTCCACCAGGACGAGCACCCGAGCCTGTCGTGGCGGCGGACGCCCGAGCGCGTGCTGCTCCATTGCTTCAGTCAGCAGTGCGCGTACGAGGACATCGTCGCGGGCCTCGGACTCGCGTCGTGACTAGCGAGCCCACCAACCTCCGGCACAAGGCCGCCGGTCTCGGCTTGGCCGAATACCTCGGCGACGTCGAGACGTTCCTCCGGCGATACGTCGCCTTCCCGAGCGAGCACGAGCCGTGCGCCATCGCCTTGTGGATCGCTCACGCGCACGTCGTGGACCAGTTCGATGTCTCGCCAATGCTGGCGGTCACCAGCGCGGAGATGCGTTCTGGGAAGACCCGAGTTCTGGACTGCCTCGAGCTCCTCGTGCCCGAGCCGTTCCGTGTTGTGACCCCGTCCGAGGCTGTCGTCTACACGGTCCTGGCCCAGCGACCCCGGCCCACCCTACTGCTCGACGAGGCCGATGCCATCTTCGGGCCCAAGACCGCCGAGCGTTACGAAGGCCTGCGGGCGATCCTCAATTCGGGCAATCAGCAGGGCACACCGGTCCTGCGGGTCAAGCTCGAGGGCCGGCGGCGGGAGGTCGACCGGTTCGACGTCTACGGCCCGAAGGCGATCGCCGGCATCGGCAAGCTCCCGGACACCGTCGCGGATCGCGCCATCCCGATCCGGATGCGACGCCGAGCACCGGGCGAGACGGTGGCCAAGTTCCGCCGCCGCACGGCTCGCGAAGAGGCCGCCGAGCTTTGGCTTGATTGGGCGAGTGTCACGGTTGTCACGGTTGTCACGGTTCCGGAGGCACTCAACGACAGGTCGTCGGACTCCTGGGAACCGCTTCTGGCGATCGCCGACCTTGCCGGCGGCGAATGGCCTTCCCGGAGCCGACTAGCTGCGGTCGCGCTCTCGTCTGAGGACGACATCCAGGTCTCGGTTGGGATCCGCCTCCTGGGCGACATCCACGAGGCGTTCGAAGACGACGACCACCTGCCGACCTCTGAGCTTCTGCGTCGACTCCATGACCTCGAAGAGAGTCCGTGGGCGGATTGGTATGGCAAGCCGTTGTCTGCTCGGGGCCTGGCCAAGTTGCTCGAGCCCTACAGGGTTACGCCGCTCCTGCGGCGGCTGGATGGACAGCGGTCGCGAGGCTACTTCCGCTCCGATCTCGAGGACAGTTTCGGGCGATATCTGACCACTTTGCAACTTGACGTTGGGTTAGGCCCCATAGACACCGGTAGTAACGGTCAGTCCGTAGCTGTCTCCGGAACCGTGACACCTGTGACAAGTGTGCCGGCCACGCTCAGCGATCCAGCGGCCGACACGGTAGCGGGTGATAACGACCTCGGAACGCCCACCGTCTCGATCGTTCCGGCTCTGGGCGATCTCGAGACGGTCGACTGCGACGACTATCTCGAACACCAGTCCGCCCACCGCCGCATCGCGGATCGTGGCTGGGTGTGTGATCTCTGCCACCCAGAGCCAGTGCCGTGACGCTGGTCGCGCTGGCTGCGGCCTGTGACAACTGCCGTCGCCGGGGGATCCGAGGCTCGGCTTGGTACGCGGGCGTCTCTCCGGAGCGCGGTCCCGCCCGCCTGTTCTGCCGGCGACGCGCCTGCCAGCTCGCGCTCCGATTCTGGCTAGCCGGCTGCTACGCCGTCACCCGATCGTCGCTTGCACTCGGGCCGTGGCAATGAGGTACGCCGTCTGCCTCGGTTGCGGAAAGCTCTGTGCTCCTGGCCCACGCTGCCCGGACTGCAAGCGGGCCCGCGACCGCCTGTACGACGCGGCCCGTCCAGCGCACCACGCGGTGTATGCCACCGCAGAGTGGCGACGCCTGTCGGCTGCCGTCCGAGCCGGCGCGACGCGCTGCCACTGGTGCGGGAAGCGGACGACTCGTCTCGTCGGGGACCACGTCATCCCCGTAGAGGAGCGTCCCGAACTCGCGCTGGAACCGAGCAACGTCGTGCCGTCGTGCTACGGATGCAACACGCGGCGCGGGAGAAACCTCAAGCCCGCCCGCTACCGCCAGCCGACGTTCGACGAGCTCATGGCTCACAGGGGCCGGAGCTGACCGTGGCCAGGCCGAAGGGCTCGACGACGTACCCCGATCCGCTCGCCGCGCTCGAGCAGGCGATCGCCGACCTCCAGGCTGACGACATCGTGCCCTCGGTCCGCGCCGTCGCGGTCCGGCTTGGCCTGGGCGAGACCGCAGTCCGCGACTACGCCCGATCGCACGGCGGACTGCCGTCGGTTATCCGACAGTTTGCCGCGGACCAGGCGGCTCGCCGGGCGTCAGCATCGAGCTCATGTACAGCCGATTGCTCGTGCCGATGCCACGGCCCGTCGCCGACTACCTCACCCTCCGCGCCCGCGAGACGGGCCGTCATCCACGGGACCTGGCCGCCGAGATCCTCGAGCGTGCCGCCCTCAATCGGAGCCGTCGGGGTCGGACGATGACCGCCCCGCAGCCCTCAACCGGCGCCCAGCGCGCCACCGCAGTGGAGAACACCCGATGAGTACCTTGTCCAAGGAAGCGCAAGCCCTCGTCGACTGGAAGCTTGGTCGGCCCACTACGGATTGGCCGGCACTGTCGGACGAGGATCGACGCGAGGTCGGCCGCCGGCTCGATGCCGGCCGCCGAGGGTCTCTCGGTAGCGACGAGCTCATGGCCGCCGAGAAGGCCATGAAGGATCGCCGCTCCGACGCCGAGAAGGCGGGCGACTGGACCGATGCCGAGCGGATCGAAGTCGAGATCGCGTTCGCCGCGTACGACATCGACATGCACGCCCTGAACGACGCCGCCCGAGAAACGCAGGACGCCAGCCGCGAGCTCGACCGCGCCAACCAGTCCCGCAACGTGGTCATCGACGGCCTTTACGACACGATCGGCCCGGACGCCGATGACCAGGCTCGGGCACAAGCGCGCAAGCGCCTGGCCGATGCCGAGTACAAGGCGGCCTTCGACGTCGTCGGCAAGACGAAGAACGCCTGGCTCGCCACGACCAACCGCGTCGGCTCGATCGCCGACGGCCGACGGTTGGCCGCCTGGCGCGCAGAGAACGCGGCCAACCAGCAGGTGGTCCAGACCGGGATCCTCGACTCCCTCCGCTCGACGTTGGGAAGGTTGACCCGAGCATGACCATCGTGCCGATGCCCGACGAGCTCCTGACTGCGGAGCAGATCCATGCCGCCAAGGCCGCCCTCGTCGCGACGATCGGCCAGCTGAAGCTGAGCGACGATCTCGGCGTCCGGTTCTACCTCCCGCCCGATCACCCGAAGGCGGCCGCCTGGCAGCCAGTCGAGCTCCAGACATCGGGCATCGATGCGCCGACCGGGTTCAAGCTGGCCGGGTTCCGCGCGCCTTCGTACTCCAAGGACGTCTGGGTCCGGTTCGACCTCTCACCGTCCGAGATGGCCAAGACCGTCTGCCATGAACTCCGCCACGCCTGGCAGTCGCGCTGGCCGTGGAAAGAGATCCGGGACGACATGGACGTCGGTCCCGACCCAGAGTCCGACGCCGAAGCGTTCGCCGTCGCCATGGTCGCGGGGACTCGCGGCGGGATGCGGATCATCCCGTGAAGGGGAGGGCGGTCGTAATCTCTGGAGCGGCCCAATCACCGTCGACCTCCGTCAACCCCTGTCGCGAAACTTCCGGGATCTCTGATGGCCGGTGACTACCGCGGCCGGCGGCCCGCTGAGCGACCCTCGAACGTCCTGCCGACGACTGTCGGCCGCCAGAAGCCGCCCGAATGGCCCCTGGGGGCCGCCAGCAAGGACGAAACGGCCCTCTGGGCGGACCTGTGGCGTCGTCCCGTCGCTCACCTGTGGCGCCAGACGTACACGCCGACGATCGTCGTGGCCAGGTACGTCCGCGTCGTCATCGAGACGCCCGGATCTGGGTCCCTCGCACAGATGGAGAACGGTCTCGGGCTGACTCCGGCGTCGCTGGCTCGGCTCAAGGTGACGTTCGAGGAACCGCGCCCGACGCTCAGCGGCGCAGCCGAGGACGTCCTCGCCGCGGCCCGGGCCCGACGCGCGTCGTGACCGTCCTGCCGGCTCCGGTCCCGGTCGGACTGGACAAAGCGCGCTGGCTCATGGCAACGCTGCCGAGCCCATCGGCTCCGACGACAGACCTCGTCCTGACGGATTCGCAGGTCGACTTCCTGATCGATCTCTACGCGCCGGGCATTCGTCGCGGCGCGCTGCAGGGCGCCAAGGGCATCGGCAAGAGTCCGCTCGGCGCGTTCTGCGCCCTCGAGGAGTTCGCTGGCCCCGACGCGCCGTCCGATCCGCTGGTCCAGATCGGCGCCCTGTCCGAAGACCAGGCCAACTCGACCGTCTACAGCCTCGTGCTGCAGCTCGTGCGAGCCAATGACCGGCGCGTCGCTCAACGGCTCGGGATCGACGATGGCCGGGGCCGGCTGTACCTCGTCGGCCGCCCCGGCAAGCTCGAGGCCGTCACGTCGGTAGCCGGCTCCCACGAGGGCGAGCGGACGACGTTTGCGGTCATGGACGAGACGCACCTGTGGACCCGGCAGAACGGCGGACATGCCCTCGCCCGGACGATTCGTCGGAACGTGGCCAAGGCCGGCGGCCGGACCCTGGAGCTATCGAACGCCCACGAGCCGGGGCTCGGCTCAGTCGCCGAACAAACCGCGGCCGACTTCGCAGCCGGCAAGCCCGGGATCCTGTTCGTCGCCGTCCGCCCCTCGCGGCTGCCCGAAGCGACCATGACCGACGACGAGCTCCGGCCGCTGATCGCCGAGGTCTATGCCAGCGCCCCCTGGATCGACCAGGCCCGGATGCTGGCCGAGCTACGCGACCCGGCGGTGCCCTGGGACGAGGGCGCCCGCTACTACCTCAACAGCCCGACCGCAACCGCCTCTGTCCTCGTGGACCCTCGCCGCTGGTCTCTTCTCCAACCGGCGACGGGGGCCCCGATCCCGGACGGAACGCGGGTCGGGGTCGGCTTCGATGGCAGCCACAGCCACGACGGAACGGCTTTGGTCGTCGCCGCCGAGGACGGCCGGCTACGGCTCGAACTCCTGATCGAGCGGAGTCCTAGCGACCCGCCCGACTGGACAGTGCCCCGCGCCAAGGTCAACGACGCCGTCGCCGCCGTGTTCGAGCGGTTCGACGTGGGTCGGATGCTGGTCGACCCATACCACTGGTACGACGAGCTCGATGACTGGAGCGGCCTGTACGGCGACTCGGTCGTGCTCGCCTATCCGACCAACTCAGGCCGCCGGTTCGGGCCGGCGGTCGATCGTTTCCGCACGGCCCTGGCCGAGGGCCGGGTGAGCCACGACGGCAACGCGGACCTCGCCCGCCACCTGGCCAACGCCCGGCTCCTGCGGACCGGTGGCCGGGCTGCCGACGACGGACATGCCCTGTTCACCCTCGAGAAGGCGGGGCCCGGACGGCTCATCGACGCGAGCGTGGCGGCTGTCCTGGCCCACGAAGCCGCCATGACGATGCCGGCGGGCGCCCCGCCGCTGTTCCGTTCGAACTACGAGCGCGAGGGATTGACCTTCGCACGCTCGTAGAGACCGCGCTCCACCCAGAAAGCAGGTAACCGGATGACCATCCCGACCCTTCAGTCCACTGCCGGTGCCCTCGATCTACGAGACCCAACCCATCCGCGCGATCGAACTGGCCGACTGGTGAAAGGAACCCCGATGACGCTGCCGATCATTTCACTCGCAACCGACTCGCTCGAACTCAACGGCACCGCGGTCGAGTACCGGTCGATGTCTCGGGCCGAGGCCCTCAAGCTTCAGGACTACAAGGGTCGTCCGGATGAGGCTGAAAACTACATCCTCATGTGCGGCACCGGTTGCACGGAGGACGAGGCCAAGGCGTTCCGCGACGGGTCAGATACAGCGACAGCGGGCCTGTTGATCGACGGCATCCTCGTGCTGTCGGGCCTCACCAATACGCCTCGTCGAGCTCGGTCGACCAAGGACAAGACCCGATGAGTCGTCAGTTGGTCGTCGAGGTGATCGGCGATAGTTCCAAGCTCGGCAAGTCCCTCGACCAGGCCGGCACCAAGGCGCAGGGGTTCGGGAGCAAGCTCAAGGGCGTCGGCACTGGTCTGACCATCGGAGCCGGCGCTGCTGCGTTCAATCTCGTGACGACCGCCATCTCGATCGGGATCGGCAAGCTCGGCGAGGCGCAGCAGGCGTACCGCGACGACCAAGTCAGCCAGGCAAAGATGGCGACGGTGCTCAAGAACGCCATCCCCAACTGGAACGGGAACACGGACGCGATTGAGAAGTACGCGACCGCCCAGCAGGGTCTCGGCTTTTCCGATGACTCGGTTCGCGACTCGATCAGCAAGCTCGTCGGCGTGACCCACGACCAGAACGAGGCCATGGCTCTCAACAGCCTCGCGATGGACCTCGCTCGGGCCAAGAACATCAGCCTCGAGCAGGCCACGGCGATCGTGACCAAGGCCCACGAGGGGAACGGCAAGGCGCTCAAGGGCCTCGGTATCGACATCGGCAATGCCAAGACGGGCGCTGAATTACTGCAGGCGGCCCAGGACAACGTCAAGGGCTCCGCTGAGGCGTGGGCCGCAACGTCTGAGGGCAAGGCAGCGGTCAGTCAGACGAAGGTCGCCGAGGCGATGGAAAAGGTCGGCATGGTGGTCGACAAGGTCAGCTCCGTCGTCATCCCAGCGCTCGCTGACGCCTTCGTGGGAGTCACCGACTGGATCGCCTCGATCTGGCCGACTGTGGGACCGATCGTCGGCAAGGTCATGGACATCGTGGGCGAGGCAATCGGGTTCGTTTCAAAGAACGTTCTCCCCGCCCTCGGGGAGGCGTTCGGGTGGATCGTTAAGAACGTCATCCCGCCGCTGTCTGAGGCGTTCGGATGGATCGTTAAGAACGTGTTTCCGGCGCTGTCTGAGGCGTTCGGATGGATCGTTAAGAACGTCATCCCGCCCTTGGCTACGGTCATCGGCTGGGTGGTCGAGACCGTGCTACCGCCGCTGGTCAAGGCGCTGGGTTTCATCACGGAGAATATCGTGCCCGCCGTCGGAGCCGCGTTTAAGCTCCTGGGCGACATCATCGGGGGCGTATTCGACGTGGTTCCGAGAGTGATAAAGGGGGCCCTTAACTTCGTAATTGACATTGTCAACGGGATGATCGGGGCCATCAACGGTATTCAGTTCCATGTCCATGCCGGGCCGATCAACTACGACTTCGATGGGCTGAACCTCGGCAAGATCCCCCGGCTCCACTCCGGCGGGATCGTGCCGGGGCCGATTGGCTCCGAGGTCCCCATCATGGCGTTGGGAGGCGAGCGCGTCTCGCCGCCGGGAGCGAGCGCTACCCCGCAGGTCGTGGTCCATATCCACGGTCACGTCATCGGGCTGTCCGGTGCCGATGAACTAGCCGAGCTCATTGCCCGGAGACTGCGCCTCAACGGCTCGACGGTCTAGGATGCTGGCGATGGCCAGCATCCCGCCCGTTTCGGAGCAGGAGGTCAGGGCGGCCTGGGCTGTAGTCGATCCATTCCTCCGGACGCTCGAGAGGGCTGATTACGCGGACGACGCACGGTTGCTCGACGGGATGACCCCGGACGCCCGCGCCCACTTTGATCGTATTGATGCGGTCAGAGTTTCGGGATTGACATACATTCCCCCGATCGCATGGAAGGTCAGGCAGGTGATGGGCCTGGAGGCCGCGACTGTGCCCTTGCTGCAGCTGCTTGCTACGGTCCACCTGTTCCCTGGCCCGGTTTGTCGCTTCCGCTATATGCCGGGCGTTCCGGTCGGGGGCGTCACAGTGGGTGGCGAACCGTCGTGGCACCTCGACCTCGAGTCCCACGACGGCCGGTGGCTTGTTGACCCGCGTGGCCTCGATCGAGGTCCGATGGTTGGCACGGCAATCATCGGACGGCCGGAGGCACCGCCCGCACGATCCTGACTGACCGGTAACCGCTTGTTACCGGTCACCAGATCTAACTGTCCGTTAGGTTTGCGGCCCTTCCTCGCGCGTTTACCGCTGCCGGCCGTTGACGCCGGCGCCCTGTCGCAGCTAACGTAGGCGGGCCGGGTACTAGACGGCTCCCAGACCGATAGAATCTCAAACGCCCCGCCCGGCTGCTGCTAGTACCAGCGTCGGCGGGGCGTTTGATTTAGGGGAGGCCAGTCATGGTCGCAGGATCCAAGCCAGTCATGATGCCGCGGTGGAACGGTCCAGTTCCGCCCGAGCATCTCGTGGCGATCATTGACGATCGCTGGGCGCAGCTCCACGTCGGGCTCAAGGAGAACGAGTACGGGACCTGGGTCGAGGATGGGACGAGCGAGCTCTCCCGTCGGCTATACGACACCCTCAGAGAGATGTCGGCGCTCATGGTCCAGGGGTTGAGCGAGACCTTCCCGGACGGGAGCGGGGATGAGGAAGCCGTCATGCAAGAACGCCTGTCGTTCGAGCTCGGACAGATGATCGAGGCTCGGATCAAGGCTTTTGCCATCGAGGTCGAGACATTCCGGGTGCAGGCTGACGGCAAGGCGGCGGCGTCATGACGGCTGGCTGGACCGGTGGCGACTTGGCCGCCGGCGATGTGGCCTGGCGCGCGTGGCGACGGCTCGGAGTCGAGCCCTATGACTACATGTTCCTCGATAGTCCAATCCCGCCACTGCTCGAGGAGTTCGCCTCGTCGGTGGAGCCGATCGTCTCGAAGCTCACTCGTCTCGTCTTGGACGAGGCCGAGGCTCGGCTGTACGGTGAGGCCCGCGAGCGCGTCGTCGCTGCATCGGTACGCGGCGTCACTCACCATGTGCTATGGGCCGTGGTCGAGGCCGTGCGGGGAGAGCTGATGCGTCCGGAGCCCGTGCCGTTTACGCCACCCCTAATGGGTGCGTGGATCCGGGGTCGGTCGCTGCCGCGCCCGGCTGTCCGCCGCCTGGGGCCTCGGCCCGAACCGACGTGGGATGGGCTCTGGCACGCCTTCTCTGGTGACTTCCGGATGCGGTCGCCGCGGGTCAAAAACGACATGGTTGGCCGAACCCGCTGCGGGGTCACGATCACCCTGCGGAGCGAGGGACAGGACGTCGCGATCGCCGACACGGCGCCGGGCGTAGACGCCTGCCGACGGTGCCAGCGAGGGGAGCCGAACCCCGCCTGACCCATCCCGCTACGCTCATATCGACCCCGGCCGGATCCCCCCTCGGCCGGGGTCTACTCTTGGTCTGTGGACGACAACCTTCGGGACGTCGCGATCGCGCTGACTACGGAGGACGACGTGGCCGAGATTCTCCACCGCCTTAGACACGTGGAGCCCGACCGTGGCTGATCCCGACCGGGCTCAGCGCTTCGCGGATATCAACGAGCGGGCCCGCCGCGCGTTCCTCGAGGGCGCTGCCGAGGAGTGGCAACAGGCAAACGGACGGCCTCCGACCGAGGAGCAATTGCGCCGGATCCTGGCGCGGTATCCGGGGAACCCGCTACGCCCCGACGGGACTGGAGTCGACAGGACGGCGACCGGAGGCTAGGTGCCCGGTCCGAGAACCTCCTCGATTTCTGCGTCAGTCATCGTGAGCATTGGATTCGTGGCATCGGGGTTCATTCTCGCCGTCACGGATGCATTCATGTGGCGATAGAACGCCCGGAACCGCCTGAGGTAGTCCGCCTCGGGTTGATCTGTTGTGGTCGTCGCCAAGCGATCGGCCAGCTCGATGAGCTTGACGTGGGCATCGTCCATTCCGTCTCCACAAGATGATGGACTAATCCGCGAAGACGGTACGAGGTCTCCGTCTTTGTGACGTCTCAGGCGCGGCGGCCACGCTCGCGGTCGATCCACTCACGGCCTCGCTGCCAGAAGTCTCGATCCTGCCCGTCGAGACCCTCGGCGGCCGCGTGTGCCTCCCAGGCAGCGAGCCACCGCTCCGCGTCGTCCTGGGGCATTCCTGAGCTCGTCAGGCGCGCTTCCGCTGCAGCGCGGCGGGCGGCGTAGATGCGGACTGGCAGCGGCTCTAGCACGTGACCGATGGTAGAGCCGCCGGCCTGGTCTCTGCTACCGCCCTGGCGGTCAGCCTCCGCGGCTGAGGGGACCGCACCACCTTCCGCTCAACCTGCACGTCTTGACGGGTATGGTTAGAGTTTCGTTCGTCGCGTTGGTGCGGCTGGGTCCCAGCCGCACAGGGGGACCTCCGGGTCATGCCGGGGCGACAGGAGGAGGGCCACGATGGCCGCCATGCAGGCCATCTCAACTAGCACCACATCACCGCGCGTTCGTTCACGCTGATGTGGCTCGTCGGGCCCGCGGTCTCGAAAGACGCCTCAGATGCTTCGACGAAGGCACCGAAGGCACCTCCTTCCGCTGATCCAGAACCCCAGGTGGTCGTCACTCCGTCTGGCCACGACCATTGGATCGCAGAGGCACACGCGCCCTACTTCCGGGTGGAAGGGCGGGACCATGAGGTTCTGTCGGCCCTCTTGTCACAGGTTTGGGAGATGGTGGCGGCTGAGCGGGCGTTCGCCGAGCGGCGCGCTTCGCGAATGTCCGATCGGGGGGGTCGGCTTCTCGCAGACCTGGATGCTTTGGTCTTGGGACGCCTGCGACGGAGCGCCCGGACGGAGGTGAAGCGTCAGCCCATCGTGCTCGCCTTCGTGGATGCAGCGGCCGGCGTTCCGTCCGTAACTCGAGTGGCTGCCCGACAAACGGGCCCCGACGGCAGTCATTTTCGGGTGACGATCGCCGGCGATCGCCGGCAGGCCATCACGCAACTCGAAGCTCGACTTCGCCTCATGCCGAAATTGCCATTCGACTACGACATCGTTCGGGCCGAACATGACGAGGCCGACCCGAGAGGCTACGCGACCGTCTACTCGACCTGACGTGAGCTCCGTAGCTGAGCACCGCGCGGCGGCGGCCGCGAATGCCAATGTCGCCCTAAAGTTGGGCGGGATCCCGGCGAGTAATGACGCAAATGCGTGGGTCCCGACGATCCTGTTTTACGCTGGGGTGCAGTTGGTCCAGGCGACACTGGCGCCGTTGGGCTGCGGCGGCGATCACGGTGGACGCTTAGTGGCCTTGCGAGGTCCCGGCCTGGGCCAGGCCGCGGAGTACTACAAACAGCTTCAAACGATCAGCAGCGACTGGCGCTACAAGGCTCTGCGTCCGTCCGACGCGGACCTTCAAGACGCCTGGGCTTACGCCACGGAACTCGCGCGGGCGATTGGCGAAGTATGGCCAGGACCGCTGCCTCCGCCCCAGCCGGTGCCTGGACCCGCCGGGACGGAGCCGCAGGAAACTGGCATCTGACCGCAATTCTGACCGCAATTCGGATGGACCCGGCCGGACGGATTGGACGTATTCCACGCTTGTGGACGGCACGCCGACTCTCGTGAGCGTGCTCCGGTCCTTACACGATCTTCGGCGACAAGCCGGCGGAGTAGCCTGAATCTGATCGTGAAGCGACGCAGGCCGACTGCCGTCGCCATCGGGCACGACAGTACGTCTGGGCGGAGCGCTGAGGCGGGTAGGGCTGCAGCAAGACAGCGCAGCAACACCTCGGGATGTCACCGGGTTGTCCGCCAGGAGAGGCGCACTTCGCCATCGCCATGGAGCTGGAAGCGGTGGTGCCCCTCGGGCGTCAACTCCCCTCGGACCTCACGACCATCCTGATGGCAATCCACGAGCGGGCGAGCATGGTTTGGGTCGCCGGGCACAATCCTCACCGCAGCTGAACCCCGCCGATGACCGCCCAACCTGAATGATGCGCTGCCGCCATCGTGCAGCTTCCGTTGTTCGAAGTCGAAGACAGGATAGTCAGCATGGAAGGTCGAGGATGTGCCCGACAGCCGCCGGGAGTAGCGAGTCGTCGCTACAAAGGCGAATGCGGCGCCGTATACCTCCTGGCCCACGTTGCCACTGGCTTCCCACCCGTCGGTCAAGTCTTCGAGGGGGATTGCCAGGGAGCGTTCGATCCGACCGACGCGCGGAGCAACCGCGACTGCCTCCGGTGCCTGATGATCGGGGAGGTATGCCCAGAGTCGATCCTGGGCATAGCGCAGGTATTCGGCGAGGACGATGCGGGCCGAGGGTCGAAGACGCTCACGCCCTTCGTTCAAAAGGTCGTGGATCGTGGCGACCATCTCTGCTTCTTCATAGGCCGCCAGGTAGGGGGCGTCGTGGAGGGGGAACGAGCCGAAGAACGTCTTCTGGCTGGCGCCATTGCCATAGCCACAATCCCAGAGCCAGAGGTTGTCGATCAGATTTGCGAGACAGACGTCGACCAAACTCGCGTACTTCTCGTCGCCGGTACGTTTGAGGAGACCGACCATCGCCTGCGCGGCGAAGGCGGTGGTATTCATCTGATAGCCGAGTTCAAAGCCCAGATTGGCCAGCGTTTCAGCAGCTCGCTGGGCTTCCTCCAGGTACTCTGGCTTTCCGGTCATCTCAAGCGCCTGGAGCATGACCAGGGCGTACAAGCCTGCGACGTCACGCTCGCCCCCTCGACCCGGACTGGTCTCAGCACGAATTACTTCGAGGGACGTGAGGTCGAAGAACACCGGCCATCGATACCCGAAGCGTTGCGCCACCTTGATCGCGAATGGCAGCGAATTCGTGAACAGCCGTTGACTCGGTCGATGGCCTTGCTTGGCCAGCCGCGACAGGTTGAACAGCACGTGGTAGAGATACCAGCTATCCATCGCGGATGGACTTTGGCCATCCTCACTGCGTTCGCCAAACGACACACCCGGAAGCCATCGCACGACCGATCCGATCTTGGGATCGAAGAATCTCGGAAGCGAGGCTAAGAGTTCCCTCGCGAGCACCGATCGACGTCCGATCCACCGGTCGTATTCCCGCAATGCCAGGATGACCGTAAGCTGGACCATGCTTTCGGGCGGCTTCGAGCGATCGTCCACATATGGGAGCAAGTACCTCTGCCCGTTCAGTCGCTGGGAGCACATCGGCGAGAAAGTGAGGTCGTGGAGGACGGCCGCGGCCTGGTTTCGCCAGTCGTGCCAGGCAGGCGTTCGCTTCGGCAGGGCGAGGTACACCTCCGCCATCAAATCCAGATACACCTGCGCCTGCGCGTTCGCATCCACGCTGGAGCCATCCACAACCGCGAGGTAGGCATCTGAGATCACGTATTCCTTGCCGGGGGTCAAGGGGCCACCGGCCGGCATCGCAAACCCCATGAGCGGCCATTCCCCGCCGACTGAATCCTTCGGTGTCGCGTGGCGATCGGCAAGAAGCGTATTCAGAGAGGAGAAGTCCTGGAAGTACAGGAACGTCTTCTGTGAAGGAGATGTCATGGTCCCGTACACGACGCCGGATCGGAGTCCCCGCTGTCTCGTGTGAACCGCTCCGGTCGGGGCCAGCGGGTCGGTGCCGGGGGCAAAGGCCATCAAGTCGCGCGGCCAGGCGTCCAAATCCGCGCCGTGCGCCGGAATCAGGTGACTCGTGACGCGTAGGAGCTGCTGGCGCCCATTGAGAAACTCCACAACGCAGCGGACCGGTCCGATCGAAGTAGCGATATCGATGGTCCAACTCGTATCTTCGTTGGCGGCCGTAACAACAAGTTGCCCGCTGGGACAGGAGGCCGCTCGTAGGGCAAAGCCCGCATCGCCGCTGGACGCGCAGATCCATAGGGCATCGGTTTGGGCCCGGGCAGTAATGGCCAGGCCCATGGCTTTTCGGGGCCCGATGACCTCGTTGCCGAACGCTTCGAGGGCAGTCGGCCCCCGGACTGATCGGACCGCATCGTGCGAGGACGCTGGATTCACTGAGGTCTCCTGGTTAGGATCGGATCAGGGTTGGGAAGATGTGTCGATGACGGTCGGGATTGCGCGCATGGACGCCGTGGCCGCGCTCAACGATCGGAGACCCTGACAACGCCACGCGATGAACCCGTCCGATCGTGCCAACGGCGGGCGGAAACGGGTTGAGACGCTCGCGAGGAGTTCGCCACGTCCACGAATAGGCGACGGTAGCTTTGGCCGACCACCGACCAGAGCATTGACCGGCCATGCTCGTAGGCTGCCCGGCGAGCGCGATCCCGGGCCACCGAATCAGTCAGGGACCGAACCAGCGCAACGGCCAAGGCGGCAGGGTCGTCAAAAGGCACCAGCGAGCCTCTACCGGCCGCCAGCAGTTCGCGTGCGTATGCGTATGGTGTGGAGACGAGCGCCTTGCCCGCACCGAGTGCATAGGCCAAGGTCCCCGATACGACTTGGTCTGGATTCGGGTACGGCGTGACGTAGACGTCCGATGCCTGAAGCCACCGACCTAGCGTGGGCTGATCCACATAGGCGTCCACAAACCGGACATGCTCATCGATCCCCAGCTCGGCAACGAGACCCTCCAGGGATTCGCGGTAGGCCTCGCCCTCGCGACGACGGAGCTCCGGATGGGTCGCACCGAGGACGACGTAACACGCATTCGGAGCAGCGCGAAGGACCCTGGGCATGGCTCGAATAGCCAATTCATAGCCCTTGCCCGGCCCAAGCAGGCCAAAGCTCAGAATCGTCGGTCGGCCCGTCAGTCCAAACTCAGGCTTGACCAGAGCGGGGTCAACGAAGGGCAGATCCGGAACCCCGTGCGGAATTACCAAGACCTTGTGAGGATCGATCTCGTATGCCGTCAGCCTCTCGGCCGCGGCCTGAGAGAGAACGACGAGCCGAGCCGAATGCATCGCCAGCTCCTCGACGATTCGCCGTTGCCGCGGGGAGGGCCGCGCGAGAACGGTGTGTAGAGTTGTGACCACGGGAGCATCGATCCCGACCGCAAAATCGACGATCCACTCTCCGTCGAGCCCTGCATAGATCCCGTACTCATGCTGGAGATTCACGACGTCGTACCCCAGCTCATTGAGCCGCACGCCTCTTGCCGCGTAGTCGCTCCGGCGGTCCGACGGCAGTGTCAAACGGACCTCAGAGGCGGACGGCCATCGGTCGGAGTACGGGGAAATGATCTCCACCTCGATGGTTGGCTCGCCGCGAGGAAGCGGGCCTGGGCCAATCCGGTTGACGTCGCCATATCCTCGAACCGCGTGCACGAGATCGCGCGAAAACGTCGCAATCCCGCACCGGCGAGGCGGGTACGTGGTCACAACCGCCAACCGCAGAGCAGCTCGCCACCCTGTGCGCGTTGTCAAATCCCAGCCCCCAGTTGCCGCGTTGATCGTTGCCAGGCTGAAGGATGCCGGCAGGGGCTACCGAAGAATCGCGAGTTCTGGCGGAATGCGTTGCGGTTTCATGTTCCAAGCGGGGGAGGCGATCGTGGCCCCTTGGCGCGACGTCCAATGGGCGTTCGTGGGAGTGACCGAGCGGCTCAGCCGGGAGCCGGTGCGCTTTCCACCGCTGGGTGGGTCAGGGCGATGACGTTGAAGGCGTGTACCCAGGCCGTCCTGCCATCGAGGCGCAAGCTGCCGAGGTCCTGCGTCACCACCAGGTCGCGCACCGCGTCGTGGGTCGGCTGGTCGATGAGGATCTGGCCGGGACCGGCCGTACCCTGGAGGCGCGAGGCGACGTTGACCGAGTCGCCGACGACGGCGTAGTGCATGCGACGTTCCGATCCGACGTTGCCGGCGATGACTTCGCCGGTGGTGATCCCGACGCCCGCCTGGAGTCGCACACCGGGCATCGAGGGGATCTCGAGCCCCGTCACCGCAACCTGAACGGCGAGCGCTGCCCGGACCGCCCGCTCGGCATCGTCGGAGTGCATCACCGGAGCGCCGAAGAACGCGAATACACCGTCGCCGAGCAGATCGGCGACGGTGCCGCCATGACTTTCCACGGCGTCGCTGACCACCGTGAGGTAGCCGTTGAGGAGCTCGAGGGTCGCCTCCGGGGGATGCTCGGCGGCCAGGGCCGTGTAGCCGCGGACGTCAGCGAACAGCGTGGACACGTAGCGTCGATCGCCCCCGAGCGAAACCGCGAACGGATTGCGAAGCGCCTCGGCCGCCACGCTATGGCTGACGTACCGTCCGAGCAGATCGGCGAGTCGATCCTGGAGGGCCTTGGTCCGGAGCAGCGAGCGCAGCCGCGCCGCGAGCTCGATGTGGTCGAACGGCTTGGACAGGAAGTCGTTGGCGCCGGCCTCGAGGCCGCGGACCTTGTCCTCGGGTCGATCGAGCGCCGTGAGGAGCAGGATGGGCAGGCCGGCCTGGTCGGGCTGCCGACGCAACCGCTGGCAGACCTCGATGCCATCGAGCCCCGGCATCATCACGTCCAGACAGACCAGATCGGGTCCGTGCTCCGCGACGGCGGCCAGCGCCGACGGCCCATCGACGGCCTCGACCACGTCGTAGCCCTGCCGGGTCAGCAGCTTTTGCAGCAGGGCCAGGTTGGCAGGCTCGTCGTCGACGGTGAGGATCAACGGCCGCTCGCGCTTCATGGCAAATAGCTCGCGACGCTGGCGGCGAACGTGCCGAACTCGATGGGCTTGCTCAGGTAGCCGTCGAAACCCCAGGCCAGCGCGCGCTCGCGGTCGCCGACCATCGCGTGGGCCGTGAACGCGATGACCCGCAGCCCCGCGGAACGATCGTCGGCGCGGATCGCGGTCAACGCCTGCCAGCCGTCCATCTCGGGCAGCCCCAGATCCATCAACACCAGATCGGGCAGCCGCTCCCGGGCCAGGACGATGCCTGCCTCCGCGGTCTCGGCCGTCAGCACCTCATGCCCGGCGACGGTCAGGAGCTTGGCGGCGAGAGCCCGATTGGCCGGCGTGTCTTCGACCAGCAGGATGGTCGCCATCACGCCTCCTTCTGGGGCACGGGCCGGCTGTGCTCCTTCAGCAGGCGCAGCAGCCGGTCCTGGCGGACCGGCTTGGTCAGGTAGCCGTCGGCCAGATCGGGCAGGTCGGCCGAGTCGACCACGGATAGCACGATCACCGGGATGTCTCTCGTCTGGGGGTCGCTCTTGAGCTCGCGCAGGATGTCGCGACCATCGCGGCCGGGCATGAGGACGTCGAGGAGGATAGCCGCAGGACGCAACCGTTGCGCGTCGCTCACGGCCGTGCTGGCATCGGTGGAGGCCACGATGCGATAGCCGTTGCCGGCGAGCATCTTCTCGAGCAGCGGTGCGACCGAGGGATCGTCGTCCACGCTGAGGAGCAGTGCCCCGTCGCGGTCGGGATCGGCACTGGCGTTCCCCGGAACGACCGCTTCGGCGCGGCTGTCGAGCGGCAGGGTGAGGTAGAAGACGCTGCCTCGACCAGGCTCGCTCTCGAGGGTGATGTCGCCGCCCATCAACCGCGCCAGGCGCCGGCTGATGGCGAGGCCAAGCCCGGTGCCGGTCTCCTCGCGCGACCCCTGCTGGAACTCCTCGAAGATCGCCTCGTGCTGATCGGCGGGGATGCCCGGGCCCGTATCGCGGACAGCGACACGAAGGACCGACTCCGCCGCGCCGCCGGTCTCGACGTCAACCTCGCCTTCGGGCGTGAACTTGAGCGCATTGCCGAACAGGTTGACCAGGATCTGGCTGACCCGCTGACGATCGAGCACAACCTCCGTGGGGGCGGCGGCATCGTGCCAG